TTTAAATATAATATCGGTATCACCTGCTTGAGCATCAATAGTAATACTACCAGCACTTGTTGCTATATTTACAGCAGCATCACCAACGCCTATATCGTCAGCAGCAACAGAAATTGCAGAGTTTAAATTTGCAAAAGTTATCTTCTTCGTTACACCAGCATCAGCGTCTACTAATACAAACTGGTCTGCACTTGCAGGACTAGTTAATGCTGTTAAATCTGAAATCTTACTATCAGCCATTCTTTACTCTCTTTCTTAAAACTTTGTTTCTTTGCTTATTTTTATTGTATTGCTGTGAAGAAGTTTCTTTCTTTTTCAATACTTGGATTAATTCTTCAAATGTCATTAGTTAGGTATTGGGGTTCCACTAAATACAGTGCCTACTGCTTGTTCAAGTCTAAGGTTGGAACCTTCTTCCATTAACAAATAAGTGAGATCTTCTAGCTGTAAAACTTCATTAGGTACATCAGTTCTGCGATCACGATAGCGATCTTGTCCTCTTAATGAAAATCGTTGCATTTTATTGAGTTACTTCTGTTACTCTTGCAGTTCCTGTTACAGAACCTACTCTTAAAAAGGCTACCTTAGTAGAAGGTGCAACTCTAAAATACTCTGGAGTATAAGCAGGTATAATTAAATTTGATGATGATGCAGTTGGTGAAGTACCAAAATCTACATAAGCATCTACTGTGCAAACAATTCTAACTTCTCTAGTTTCGCTTGCAAATGCTGTACTGTTAGCGGCTGAAGAATCTGCTACTGCTACAGTATGGTTAATATTTACTTTAAAAGTAGTTGGGCTTTTTTGTGTTGTCATAGTTACTCCGTTAATTCTGAAATATATAATGAGCCATCACTTGATGCTCGAATAGCAGATATAATTTGACCTGGTGCAACTTTAAATATTTCATAGTCTTTTGCTACTAACGGTGTCGCTGCTGTTGTTGCGGTTACAGCAGGATTGCTTATAGTAATAAAACAATCAGTAGTTGCATATAATCTAACATATCTTACTTGTGCTGAAATAGCAGAGCTATTAGCAGCAGTTGCTGTGTAGTCGACTTTTTTAACTACTCCACTTAATCTATAATACATAATTTATCCTTAAATAAAGGGGAGGCCGTAACCTCCCCTAAATTATATTATTGGTTGATGTCTAAAATGATGCCGTGTGCAGCTTCATTTCTCATCTCTAGAGACCACTCACATAAGAGTTGTTTCTTCTCAGAGTCACCAGTCTTAGCTAGATCGACAACTTGGAAGTCTCTTAAGTAAGCAGCAGCAGCCATGTCAGATTGTAACAACAGACATAATTTTTCGTCTGTAGTTGCCATAACTCTATTCGGCACCACTTGGATGTCTCCGAAGTCTGAGCTATAAACGTCAATAGCAGCATACTCTACTTTTTTCTCTGCAGGGCCAAAACGAGTTGTGTTCGCATTGAATCCTGAGATTACTTGTTTAACAGATGGTGGAACTACCAATAAATCTAAATCACCGCCAGCAGTATAAACTTCTTGGATAACAGTTTTTAAGATTGTTTCAGTAAGGTCTCTGTCTGTACCTGAACCAGGTAAGTCAGTACCAGCACCTGTAGATAATGTACCAGAAGTTCCTGCATCACCATTAGTTTCAATCCATGTAGGGATTGAACCCATAGCTCTAGCAGTTGTTGCATTTCCAGCAGCTTGAACTTGTCCTTTAATAAGAGCAAATTCCATATCTTTTTTTAGTTCTTTAGATTTCTTAGCAATTTGATATGCCATTTCATCAGCTCTACCAGCAGCGTCTACTGCACTTTGAGTTCCAGACAAAGCAATTACTTTATCTTGAATTTGTGTGTAGTTAAAAGCTCTAGTTGTTGCTGACATAGCATCAATAGTTGCATCGTCACCTTCAATAACTAGGTTAGCAGCAGGTGCAGCAAGTGCATCTAGTTGCCATTCGTGTTTAGTTGATTTTGCAGCAGTACGAGGTATTGCAGAAAGTATAGGGGTATCTTCGGGAGATATATTATAGATTACATCTACCAAATCCTCTCTAATTCCTGTAGTATCATACGTGTCATACAAGTTAGTTGGTTGTGCCATAAGGCCTCCTTGTTATGTTGTTAGATTAAATTACGAAAGATTTTTGCAGCGTCTCTGACCTGCCCAGTCTTACGTAATTTTGAGAGTTGTTGACGTTTAGCCTCTGAATCAGCTTGAGCTTTACTTTTCGCCACTCCACCTTTGACAACTTTAGGAGCATTAGCCACTTTTTTTCTTATTTCTGGCTTTGCTTTCTGAAGATTACGATAGGACATCGCATCTTTAACAAGCATCACGTATCTGTGATCGTACACGCTATTGATTTCATTGTCATTAAATCCAATGTTACCAAGATAGTCCCGCATTTGTTGTTTAAAACGAGGGCCTTTTTGGTCATCCAGTAATTCTGGAATTTTTCTACTAAGAAGTTGTTGTTGTTCACCTAAGTATTTATTAAACTCTTGAGCTTGTAACTCTTGAGTTTGCTGTGCAACTTGAGCTAATTGTTCATGCTTTCTACGCATTTTATGCTCTAGTCTGGCAGCTTCTACTGGATCTTCATCATATAACTTTTCAAAATCAATTTCAGCGTATTCTTGTTGTAGTTGTGCTTGTGCAGCGTTGTTAAGTTCGTTCAGCTTTTGTAGTTTAGCTTCAACGTCTTTTTTTGATCGTTCAACAAATTCACTTGTTTGGTTTTTCTCCTGTGCAAGTTCTTGTGTTTTACGAGTGTAATCTGCGTTCCTTTGATACCCTTGAATTAACTCCTCAAGGTTGACCGACAGGTCTGTACCATCAACGGTGACAGAATAATACGGTTCCTCGGAGTTTTCTTGTATATCAGTCGACTCAGATAATTCATAATCTTCCTCATTGGCTTCGTCAAAAGTCTTATAAGGAACATCACTTAGATTTACAGTTTCTTCGCTAGAAGTTTCATCTTCTGCTTCTTCTGTTTCAACGGCTTCAGACTCTGCAGTTTCTGCAGTTGGTTCTGTTTCAGTTGTCTCCGCAGTGCCAGACATAAGTCCTTTAATTAAATTGCCTGCTTCGATTACGTTAGTTGCTTGGCTATCTGCCATAACAACCTCCTTTCGTTAAATGTTACACTCCCAAAAGGGTTGGTGTATTCGATTTAAGTCGAATTCTGTTTAAGCTGATTAAGTTGTACAGTTGCTAATTTGCCTGTTTCCATCACAGTTTTGAAATGGTTTTCAACTTTATCAGTTATGTGATATGCTTGCCACAAGGCTTTACGCACATCATCATCATTGTGTTTAGTTTGAAACATAGCACTTTGATATTCTTCTTTAAGTAAATCAAAGGCCTCTTTAAATAATGGTTCTTCAAGCAATAACTTTGCTTTTTCACCACGTTGTCTTTCGGTTTCTAATTTATTGTTGCTCATCGTTTGGGTTTATCATGCTTTGTGGTCTACGGTCAAGGTTACCAAGTACAGATTTTTGTTGCTCTAATAATACTTTTTGTGCTTGTTCTTGGATCTTGCCTTGTTGTATTATTTCTTCTTTAGCTAACATAGCATTGTTACGTAGTTCACCTTCGTTAATTTTAGTGCCATATTGTAACTCAAGTTCTTTAATACGAGTTTCAAACTTTAGAATCATTTCTTGATAGTCTTTTTCTAATTGTTTAACTTTAATCTCACTATCTATTTGTTTTCTATAGTTCTCACCTTGTACTTGTAACTGTGAAACTTTTTCAAACTCAGTAGGTTGCGGAGGCTGTGGTGGTGGCATGTTTTGCATACCAATGTCAGGATCAGTAAAGAACGCATTAGGGTTTTTCAGACCAGCGTTTTCTACAATCTTACTTAGCGTGTTATAGATGTTGCGTAAATTAACCATAGGCCCATCAGATGAACCTTGCAGTTCTAAACCTTTAAGTTGAGTTTGTAGTATGTTGTTAAGAATAGATAACTGTTGATCTCTTGATCCAGTACCTAGTCCAACACTAATGGAAATGTTGCAACGATTACGCCATTCCATTGGTCTAAACGGTACAAAACTGTTTCTTATTTTAACAATTCTTTCTTTGTCTTGATGTTTAACAATTAATTCAAACATTTTTAAGAACATATCTTTAACACCAGTCTCAGCAAAGATACGTGCAATAAGTTCTACTCGCATTTGTGCTTGTGAAAGTATCGTGTTGACACCAGTAGCGGTTTTGTTTAACGAATCAGCATCCATACCTTGTGAGTATCTAGTAATACCTGTGCGTTGTTCTCTAACGGTATCAAGATATTCCAACATAGGGAACGCTTGACTATTAATAGTTTGGGTTTGCATTGGCATCATAACTTGACCAGGAGCTCCCTTAGTTCTAACTACACCACCAGGTCGGTTAGTCAGTAGGTCATCAAGATTAACTTGACCATCCATTACTGCAACTCGGTTGTTGTTGGTTAGATACATGTTGTCGAGTAACTGACGCATAACGGTAGACTTAATTAACTGTAAGTCCTCAGTCATTTCAGATACAGAACGACCATAAAATCTGTGTGGTACAATGATAGGAGTTACTGATACAAACGGTATGCTATCGCATAGTTCGTTATCAAGTACAGTATAGCCTTCAGTACCTGCTAAAGTTACTTTTCTTAACTTAGCAATACCGTCACCTTCTTCATCTATTCTGATGTAACATTCGAAGATCGAAATTTCATCTGTACTCGCTTCACCAGCATTACTATCATAATCATAGTCAAGATTACGAAAACGAGTAATTTTTTCTTCATTGTATTTATCTTGTGTGTCCGATGGTAAGCTGTAAACTTTGTCATGGTCAAATCCTGCTTCTATTAGTTGGGTTCTAGTAACGGTAGTTCTATGAGCAACAAAATTTGCATCTTGTATGCTTTTAGCTCTACGTTCAATAAGGAATTCTTCAGGTGGTATTGCTTCTATTTTAACTTTACCAAATGTTTCTACTCTTTCAATAACTACGTCATGTAACATAGGTATTTCAAATTGTTCAATTTGATCTAAATATAATTCTTCAGCATCTGCTGCTACTAACTGTTCAGGTACATTTTTTTTTGCTTCTTTTTTTTGTTTTACAGCTTCTGGATCTTCGTACTCGGTATGTTCTTTAACCTCTACGCCATCTTCATCTAATAGCATAGTGTATTCATCTTCACTAAGTCTTTCATAAGACTCACGTTCACGTTTAGTTGAGTTATCCCAATAGATTTTAGCTACACCATTTTTTTGTATTAAGGCATCTTTAAATAGTGTGTATAGCGTTATAAAACCATCATTATCTTTGTTAAAAATGTAGTTAAGATAGTCACTTGCTTGTTTAGCAACTTCTTCATCTTCGGCAGTAACAGGTTCACACTTAACAATCTCGTCACTAGCTGCAAAGGTTCTTAGTAGTGTTGGTAGGATAGATTCAATAACATCAGATACATCAGTCGATACTACTTGTGATCGACCTTCTTGCTCGTTACCAAACGGTTCACCAAAGTAATACTCTAATGATTTTTGTCGTTGCTCTGTAATGTCAGAACCTATGTAACCTAAAGATGCTTTAATCTCTGAGCTAACTATCGAGCCTACTTCTAATTCTGTAAGTGGTTTACCTTTTGCCATATTAAACTATATACCTTGTATCTACGTTAATTTCTGTTTGCCATTGACTTGTTGTGTCAGGGTCTATTGCACAACCGTATCTAAATGCATCAGCACCATGTGATGCCCAGTTGTGTAGGGGTTTATTCTTAAATGTTTGCATTTTATCGTCAAAATCTTTGCGGTATTGTCGCAAACAATCAATACCATATTTACAGCGGTTCTTATCAAACCAACATTTATCTAATGTATTTCTAACCGCCTCAATACCATGTTGTATTTCTAGCTTTGGACATACATCAAAATTAATACCTAATTCATACGCTACTTCTAGTCGTGATTTACCTGTACCTAATTCTCTAGCTACAATATCGTGTGGTGCTACGTGTCGACTATAGTTGTAGCCTTTATCTTCTAATACTTGTGCATAATGTGCTAAAGATTCACCTGATGTTTCATAGTAATCAATCAGATGTATCTCATTACCAGTGCGTTGTGCAAACCAGATAGAGGTTGAATCACCTATACCTAAATCCCACCA